TGATACCAGAAGAAATAATTAAAATTTCTACACAAGAATTTGATGTTTTATGGAATGAATTATGGAATAATACTGAAGAAAATTGTCCTAAAAATAAAAAAATGTTATATAGAAAAGAATATATTAATTCAAAAGAAAAATTTTATAATTTAAAAGTAAATCATAAAAATATTTTTGAAACAAAATCATCTTTTAATTTTAATGAATGGGGATTTCCAAAAGGAAGAAGAGAATTATATGAACCAGATTTAATATGTTCTATGAGAGAATTTGAAGAAGAAACTTCATTTTCAAAAAATAATTATATCATCTTAGAAAATTGTGATTATATAAGAGAAGATTTAAAAGGAACAGATGGTATTAATTATGCACATAATTATTTTTTTGCTATAATGAATGAAGAAAATTTTATAAATAATAATAATAATAATGAAAATGAAAATGAAAATGAAAATGAAAATGAAAATGAAAATGAAAATGAAAATGAAAATATAAATAATTGTTATGATTATAATTTTAATAAAAATATAAGTAAAGATAATAATGAAATTGGAGATATACAATTTATGAATATTAATGAATGTATTAATTTAATAAGACCATATCATCGTAATAAAATTAGAATTGTTACAAAAATTTATAATATAATTAATACATTTTTAAATGTATATGATTTTGAAATATAGAAAACTTTAATATTTTTTTCTATTATTTTTTATTTAACAATTTTTTAATATATTAAAAAATTATTTTTTATTTACAACGTGTATTATATAAATGGATAACATTGATTTTAATAAAAATTTTGATAAAGATAATAAAATTCAACATGAAATATTTTCGTTTATATTTTCAAAAAAATGGGAAGAATTATTTAATTTTATTAAAAAACATAAAGATTTTGACTATAATATTAAAGATACATCTGGAATTTCTTTATTAGAATATATAGTTACATCTAATAATGAAAAAATACTAAAAATATTATTTGAAAGAAATATTAAAATTGATATTGTAGATGATTCAAATAAATCTATTCTTCATGATATTATAAAATATTCTAAAAATAATATTTTAACATACTTTATTCAAGCAAATAATAAATTTACAGGATTTAATATATTAGATATTAGAGACGATAATGGAGAAATACCAATATTTTATTGTGTTAAATATAAAAATTTTAATGCATTTTCACAAATTATTAAACATAAATTTAATTACTATAACAAAAATAATAAAGGAGAAAATTTACTTTTCTATTGTTTAAATAATAAAGAAATAAAAATGTTTAATATATTTTTTGATTATTATTCAGAAATTACAGATACAAATATAAATGGTGAAACAATATTTCATTTAATAGTAAGACAAAAAGAATATGAATTTTTTTATACAATCTATAATAAATATAAACATACTGAATTATTTGTTAATGCAATAAATATAACAGAATGTTTATATAATTTTTCTATATTACATTACGCTTCTATAAATAATGATAAAGAATTTTTTGATATTTTTAATAAAAATAAATTATTTCAAGTTTTAAATTGTAATTTACAAGATATTTCTGGTAATACATTTTATCATTATTTTATAAAAAATATTATTAATAAAAATAATCAAGATAGTCAAAATATTATTTTTATTAATAATATAATTACAGGAATGTCATTTAATATTGATATTTATAATATTGATGGAGATACTTCTTGTAATATATTATGTGATAGTATACAATTAATAGATTTTGATTATATGTATCCTATAATAAAATTTATTATTACAGAATCAGATATTAATATACAAAATTTAAAAGGAAATTGTCCTTTTTTTAACTTGATTAAAAATAATTATTGGAATAAACTTAAAAATATTTTAGTTTATAAAAAAATAGATATTTTTATTATTGCAGAAAATTGTGAAACAGTTTTTGATTTTATACAAGATAAACATATGGACGATTTTATTGATTTTATTACTAATTCTTATTTTTATCAATTATCAAAATCAGCAAATTGGACAGACTCTTGGGATAAAAAATGTTCAGTCATATCAGACGATTTTATTAGAAACAAAATTTATGTTAATAAAGACCCAAAATATCAATCTTTTAAAAATATGAATATATCTAATAAAGATTTAAGAGACTCGTGTTACGAATTTATTCATAAAAAAATACATGATTATATTAAAATATTTTTATTAAATAAAAAAGACAAATTATTATCTTATCCATCAAATAAAAAACCTCTTAAATTAATTCCAAATTATCCAAGTATTGTTATTAATACTTTTTATGGATATACTATCGATATTTTATGTGGATTATTTTATTTACATGATAAATTTAAAAATAAAAAAAATTATTATATTGATTCTTCAATCAGTTTAATTAATTATGAAAAAGAAATTATTAATTGTAATTTTACAGAAGGAATATCTTCTAAAAAAATTTGTGAAATTAAAGGATTTGAAATTCATTGGAAACATTTTAATTTTATTTTATCTTCTTATGATAATACTTTAATATACGAAAAATTACAATTTATTATATCATTAAAACATAAATACAAATATTATATTATTCCTCTAGCAATTGAATTATATTGTAATAATAAATTTTATTCACATGCTAATTTTATCATATTTGATTTAACAAATTTAACATGTCATCGATTTGAACCACATGGATCAGATTATCCTTATAAACTTAACTATAAACCTCAAAAATTAGATGATGCAATATTTAATTTTATTGAAAATTTAAACTTAAAAATTAAATATTATTCTCCTAAAACTTATCTTCCTAAAATAGGATTTCAACAAAGAGAAATTTATGAAAATGAAAATACTTATGTTGGAGATCCTGACGGTTTTTGTGCTTCTTGGTGTGTTTGGTGGTGTGATATTTTAATATCAAATCCAGAAATAAATATTAAAAAATTACAAAAATATTTATTAATAGAAATTACAAACCAAAAATTATCTTATCACGTATTAATAAGAAATTTTAGTTTTTTTATTACAAAAATAAGAGACTCTTTGTTGAATAAAATTAATATTAATATAAATGATTGGTCAAATGATACTATTAACAAAGATAAAATATATGAGCTAAATAATATTTTAATAAATAAAATAAAGTCTTATTACTAAACAAAAACTTAAAAAAATTAGACAAAAGAAGCCTCAAGTACAGCCATCAAATCATTAATAGGACCTTGAACCATACTTCCAACTGCAGTTTGAAAAACTTTTTCTTTACCAAAAACTCTCTCAAGAAAAATCGTTCCTCCTTCTTTTAAAGAATACAACTGACATTCTTCTTTCAAAGGAAGAGTAGTAACAAGTCGAATACTTGGAATCTCCTCTTCTGGTTGAACTACTTTTTTCAAAAGTTCTTGTAGAGGCTCTTGTTTTGACATTTCTTCCTTTTCCTCATCAAGTAATTCCTGTCTTTTCTCAAGGAACTTTGGAACGAATTGTTCAACTTCTTCACATAACTCTAATCTTTGAAGAGTCTCTCTGTTGAAATTTTTGATTCCTTCGTTCAAACAAGAGTGTTCAATAAAACCTCTAAGAAGATGCTCGAGATAATGAGGGTTCTGTCTCATAAAAATGTGGTAAAAAATATTCTCTTTACTTTTATAAGATAGTTGCTTATCCTCATCAAAGAGAATCCTAAAAATAACACCCTCACGAACATCAGGTTCTTCAGTAACAACAGAAGGATAATAAGACATAGCTTTTTTGTGTATATCTCTTTGACAATTTAAGTTAGATTAAAATTAATAAATATAAAATATAACACCATACAAACATTTTAAAAATCAATTTTTTATATATATAAATAAAAAATTATATTAATTATTTTTCTTTTCTAAACATTTTTATAATAAAAATTAATAAAATTAGAACAAGAATAAGAATAAAAACCCATATATATTTATATGTATTATCAATAGGAGATTCAAATATTTCTAATATAACATCTTTTCTAGTTAATTGTCTTCCTTCAAATTTTTTAGCAACTCCATTTCTTATATTACATAACCAATCTAATAATCTTTTTTTACTTGTTAAGGCTTCATCTAATCCTTCTAAATTTTCTTTTAAATCATTACCACAATCTTCACAAGGTAAAACATAAGGTAATGCTTCAAAAAAATCTTTATAATGTTGTTTTTTATTAATATTGTAAACAAGAGCAATTGAATTTAAAAATTTCCATCCAGATTTACCCCAAACAGATGGTTTAATCCCACTCATTGATAAATATTTATCATCATCACACATTATTATAATATATATATTTAAAATTATTTAGATTTGATGAAATTTTTAATTAAAGATAAATTATAATATATTTCATAAAAATCATCTCCATATTTATCAATACAATATTTTCTTTTAAATTCATTACAATATGTAATTTCTAAAATATTTGTATATTTTTTTACTTTATTAAGAGAAACTGTTGGAATCCACATTAAATTTGATAATGCTGAATTACTTATTTTTATTGAATAGATAATATAATTTATATAACTTGATGGTAAACTAGTTAATATCTTTTTATTTATACACTCAACAAAAAACATATTATTTATATTTCTACTTAAATAATTTACATAATTATTTGTTCCAAATATTTTTATAAAAATATTACTTGGAGTATTTTTTAATATAAAATAACATAATTGTTCATATTCTCCCAATAAAAATATATCATTAGGAGCAATTAATTTATTATTAAATTCTAAATTACTACAAAATCTCTTAAATTGTTTCCATATTTCTTCATCATTTTCATCAATAATTAAACTATTGTCTATTTCATTTAAAATTTTTTTTTGTTTTATTACATTCTTTTTTACTCTTTTTAATTTATTTTCTTTTTGTTTTTTTAATTCTTCATTTGTTATATTTTTATATTTTTTATCAATTAGTAAATATTCATTTATAAGAAAAATACATGACATTATATAATCAACATTTTTTATAACTTTTTCTGATTCTTTATATTCTTTCATTACTTCTTCATCTATCTTAAATTCTTTACTCTTTATTATATCTTTTAATTCTTCTTTTATCATACATAATATATTATAATATTTAATATAATCTGGTTCTTTTTCAGAAAAATAATCTCTACTGATATATTTTTTAATATTAGGATTTGAATTTTTTATTATAATAAAAACACATAAATATCTTATTACATAATCTGACATATTTTTACAATTATAAACCATATCTAATATTATATTTCCCAAGTCTGTTGTTAAATTATAATTATCAAAATATTCACAAAATTTAACAACTTTATTTCCAAGATCAGTAAAAACATTATTAATATTAATATATCCTTTTTTTATATAATAATCACTAATTAATATTATTTTATTTTTCATATCTGGATCATTTTCATTAGGATGTATAAGATAAAAAACTCTATCTTTATCTTCTAAAGTTTTCATATCATATTTTCCATCTTCAAATGGAAATATTTTAATTTGTTCTCTTATTTCATTATTTCCTTTTATATAAGATGTATTATTATATTTTACTATTTCATTATTGTCGTCAACAAAAGTATATTGGTCTTTTATTAATTCTACAAGTTTATCTAAATCACAAAAACTTGGATCATTTTCTTTATTAATTAATTTTGTTTCTACTTCAGAAAGTAATTTTATTATTATTTCTGATATATCTTCAACACAAATTTTATAAGTTACACTTGTTTTTAATTTTGTTATATCATATGTATAATAAACATAACCTTGTTTTTTACGCCCTACTCTTCCTTTTCTTTGTTCTGCACTTGGTAAAGATATCATTTCTTTTTCTAAAACTTTATCTTTTGTTAAATAATTATATTTTGATACTTTTTCTAATCCTGTATCAATAACATAACTTAGAGAATCAATAGTTATTGACGCTTCTGCAATATTTGTCGCTAAAATTATAAATCTTTTATATGTTCCTTTTGGAACACTATCTTCTTCATAATTTTTTTCACCCAAAGTAACATTTTTAGGATTAGTTATATTATATCTAACATTATCTTTAGCTATATTTCCAATTATATCTTTCTTAATATCTTCATCTAATTCTTTATAAAAAGGTATAGCTAGTAAACTTTTTTCAGTAAACTTTTCATTTATAATTTTTATAAGTTTTGTAATTTCATTTCTTCCTGGTAAAAATATTAGTATATCACTTTTTCCTACATATTTTTCTGATAAAATTATTTTTAAAATATTAATTACTCTTTCATTTATTTTATCAATTTCAAGTTCATCTTTTTTATCTAATTTTTCTTTACTTATTTGTTTAATTACATAATTTGTTCCACCAAATGGTTTAGATAAATGAATTCTTCTGTCAATTATCTTTTTATTTACAACATTTAAACTATCACTATAATATCTTACATCAAGAGGATATTTCCAATTATCATCAATAATTTCATAAAATTTTCTATATCTTGGTTCATCTTCATTCATAGTTGCACTTATTATTCCCAAAACAATTTTGTTATTTATGTAACTTCCATATTTAGCTAATGTTAACATCATATCCATATATACATTATGTTCATGAGCTTCATCAATTAACAATATATCACAAATATTTTTTTCATTATATTCTAATTTATTATCCTTAATAATATAATCCTTGAATAAATATTTTTGTTTAATATCATTATAAAGATAACCATCTGTATAAAATCTTAGTGTTGGATGATAATTATTATCAATATTTCCATCACCTTTATATTTATATTGAACAAAATCATATCCTATATTAATATCTTTTGATACATCTAATTTTATATTTTCTTTTTTTATACAATCTAATTGTTCATTTCTATCTTTTATTAATGGAAATCCTAAATTAATTGCAGAAGTACTTGAATTATCTATTACAGGTTTAATTCTAGGTTGAGAACAAAATACTTTTGCATTGTTATTAAAATTTAAAATTTTCTCTGCATATAATAAAATCCCAGGCTGCATTACTGATTTACCAACACCTGTTGCACCAGTTATATATAATATTCTTTTATAACTATAAACAACAAAAGTTTGTATTTGAGATAACCAATCATCTGCAAATAAAGTAAATGGTGTTCTATTTTTTATACATTCAACACCAAGTATATTACTTTTTAATTTTATATTACTTAAAAAATTATAACTATCAAGATAGTTATCTATCTTTAAATTTTTCCTAAAATATTTACAACGTGCTTTTGAATCATCAATATTTGGCATTAACATATTATTTGACATTTTAGGATCATATTTTATTTCACTAAGCATTCCATTTATTATTAATGTATTTATTATCACTTTTGGTATAATACTTTTTGTTTTAAAAGTTTGAGCCATACCTTCATTTATATCATTAATATCATTTGGTTCTTTATATATTGTATAAACTCTTTTTAAGTTTCCTTTTATATTAAACCAAGATTCTATATTTTTTCCATTTATTTTACTTATAAAATCTTCTTTATTTTTTAATGTTAGACTATCCCAATTTCCTGATTTTGTTACTTGTTGAAATTTATCATTATTTTTATTATGTGACAAAAATTTGAAATAATTATAAATAACCTTTAATGTTATATATCCAATATCTTTTCCATTTTTTACAATTCTAAAATCATTTCCAAAAATATTTTTAAATTTATCAATATATATTTTATTATCTATAATTATATCTAAGTTATCATCTATACACATATAACCATACCAAGTATACCTAAATTTAGCTATCGAATTATATAAAAATATATAAAAATCTTTTGGTTTTACTTTTTTAAATATTTTAATATATATTTCTTTCAAATTATAATTATTTATTATCTCATTCAATTTTGAATCAAATTTTTCATCATTTTCATATTCTTCTTCTGTTAAAATTGTATTTATTTTTTCTGTTTCTGTTAATTCCAATTCATCTATTTTTTCTTTTTCATTTTTTATTGTTCTTAAATACCATAATAAAGAAATAAATATATACTCATCTTCATAATTATTTATAAACTTAGATAATTCTTTATTAAATAAATTTTTATTCTTTTTTTCTTCCCAAGAAGTTTTTATTATATCTTTTATTTTTAAAACATGTATTATTGCATTAATATAAGGATTTAAAAATTGTTTTTGAGGAATATAAATATCATATATTAACCATTTTATATCTTTTATATCTTCATATAAAAATTTTGTTACAGTTCCATAAAGTGCATGATATCCCAAATAAAATTTTTTATCACTACTTTTTATTGATATTTCTTTACTTATATTATTTATTTCCCAATTTCTATTATTGTTTAATAAAAAATCACTTTTTTCAAAAAATTCTAATAAATTTTTATAATAAAGACAGTTTGTTAAATTATTTAAAGTAACTGGATATATATTTACCCAATTTGGATATAATTTAGAAGAAAATTTTTCAAATCCATCACTTATTAATTCTATCATATATTCAAAATATTCTTCTACTTTATTAATATTATTATCAACATAATAAAAAGATTCAAGCTCACAACATAATTTCTTTTTCATCTCTAAAGAATTTTTATCAAAATCTTTTTTATTAAATATTATATCTGATAATTTTGTTATTCTTGATGATTTTTTTAAATCAAAATATGGTAATAATAATACTAAAAATGAATATATATCCTGAAAATTATTCTCAGTTAACTTATTAAAATAATTTTTATTGCTTTGATTTAATGTAAAATATTCACTTGATATTATTATTAAATTATATAAATATAACGATAACATTCCTCTATCATTTATATTTAAATTTATAAATGTTTTATTTATTTCTTTTATTATTATACTTTTAATTTTTAAACCATGAGTAATAATAAAATTATTCATATTAGTAATAATATAAATTAACATTATAAAATTTAACTTATAACTTTAAAGTTATTCAATTAATTATACTTGCCATTACATTTTCATTTTGAATATTGTCTCCAGACACTTCTAATAAATTATTTTTTCTTAATAAATATAAAGATGGAACACTTTTAGGATTTAATGTTATTTTATTTTTATTTACATTTAATTTTACAGAACTTTTATTTTTTTTCATTTTCATTACTTTATATTTATTTTGATATTTATCTCTTTTTACTTTATTTAATAAATTTATTAAATTTAAATCTTTTTCTGTCTCTTTTTCATTTATTATTAATAAAACTGTCACAGAATTATTATCTATTAAATCAGGATAATATGACGCAAATTGTTTATATTGAAAATCTACATTTTGAATTAGATTCTTTATATTATCTATTATTGAATTATAAGATGATAGATCATACATATCTCTTTCATTATTTATATCTACAGATTTTTCAAATTCATTATACAATTTTATTATTATTCCATGATATTTTCTTATTTCTATATAACATTCTACTAAACCATACAAAATATCAACATTATCACTTATTCTTTTTAATATAATATCTAAAACTTTTTGATAAACTATATCGAAATTATCACATTTCTCCACAAATATATCTATCGAATCTATTAATTTTTTATTAATTTCCATTATATATATATATATTATATGATTAAAAATAATACAAATAATACAAATAATACAAATAATAAAAATAAAAATAAAAATAAAAATAAAAATAAAAATAAAAATAAAAATAAAAGAACTTCAAATAATAATGAACAACAAAATAATGATAGTAATGAAAATCATAATATAATGAATAAATATTCTAATGAAAAACAATTAATACATAATGAGGAATATATAGAAAATAATATTAAGGATGATAAATGTATAACTCCTTGTTATCCTCCAGAATATTTAAAATATCATCCTTATTTGTTAGATGCTATTAGAGATGATGACATATCTTGTTTTAATGAAGAAGGATTTTCTTTACAATGTAATAATGTTACTCCTAACTATAAAGAAATAAATATATTTAATGTTTCAGGATATGTTAGAGAAGATCATGTAGGATTTTTACTTAACTTATATGATATTGATAATATAAAATTATGCACACGATATATGGAATATGAAATTGAAAAATTACCTTCAATTTTAACAATGAAAAGAATTTTAACTGCTATATTTTGTAAATATAGTAATAATAAAGATTTTCCCTTATTTATCTTTTCTGAAAAATTTAAATATATCTTCAAAAAATATTATAAAATTAATAAAAAAATTGACTTTTTTGAAATATTAAAAAATATCATTTTTTCTAATAAACAAATATCTGACATTTTTATTTATTTTTATAAAAAATTTTTATAAATTTGTTTTATATAAATGTCTTTTAAACCTACTTCATCATATACTTGGAGTTATACTCCTCCAAACCCTTATGCTCCCACGATTAAAAGTAATGTTAATTTTTTATCAACAGGGTTTGGAGTTATACCCACTGTAATCAATGACTTGGGAGCTCTTCCAACTCTTTACGACAATGCTAAACAAAAAACATTAGGAGAAGTATACAAAGAAATTGCTGATGCTCCTGTTACTCCAGTACCTCTTGTTTATGTTAATGAAACTCCTCAATATAATCAACTTAAAAATGATGATGATATTAAGAAAAGTGTTACTAAATATTATTATTACAAAATGTTAGAAAAATGGATGTTTCATGATATGACTGGTATTTTAGCTTTTGTTAAATTTAATGAAAGTGGTAATCCTACTTTTATTGTTAATGATTCAGAATTTGATATTCCTAAAACAACTAACGAATCTAAACAAAATCTACAAACAAGAATAGATTTTATCAAAAACATATTCTTTACAAAAGATTTCGTTAAAAAAATTCTTAAAAAAATTATTAAGAAAAATAATATTAGTTGGTATGATTTATATGATCACGAACCAACAGTCAAAAAAGCATTATATATTAATACAATCGAATATCTTAAAAAAAATGTTAAAATGTAATTTATATATAATATATTATGCTTTGATACTTTTTTTTTATTTTTTTATTAAAAAAAGTTAAATTTTAATTTATTATTTATATCAAGTAAATGTCTAATAATAAAGATAATAATAAAAATAATACTATATCTAATTTTATTGATAATAAAATTATATTATCTGATTCTGATTCTGATTCTGATTCTGATTCTGATTCTGATTATAAATCTAAATCTAAAATAAGTAAAACAAATAAAATAAAAAAAGAAAAAATAACTAAAACTGTTAAAAAAAAAGTAACAGAAATAATTGAAGAAACTAAAGAAACTAAAGAAACTGAAAATATAGAATATAATTGTGATGAAGAAAAGAAAAATTTTCATTCCCAAGTTAAAAATAAAAAAATAAAAAAAGAAGATAAAATTAATATTACTAGATTTTATTTAAATTTTCATAATGAATATATTAAAAAATATGATAAAAGTATTGTTTTAATGCAAGTTGGAGACTTTTATGAAATGTATTCTATTATTACTGAAGGACCAGATTTATATCAAATATGTGAAATATTAAATGTTATTGCTACTAAAAAAGATAAAACTAAAAAAGAAACAAATGAAAGTAATCCTGTTATGATTGGTTTTCCTATTCATGCAGTAACAAAATTTTTAAAAATGTTACTTGATAATTCTTATACTGTAATTCTTGTTAATCAAAAAAAATATGATATTATAGAAACTAATAAAAAAGGGGAACATATTAAAAAAACAAAAGTAGAAAGAAGTGTTTCAGGAGTTTATTCTCCTTCTACATATGTAGAAACTGTTGAAGCTTCTAATAAATATCTTGTAACATTATATATTGAAATTAATTCTTCACTTGGTTCAAAAAGGAATAATTATTCTATTGGAATGTGTAGTGTTGATTTAACACTTGGAGATTTATATTATCATGAATCACATGATAATTCAATAACAGATGAAAATATAGCATTAGAAGAGGCAAGTAGATTTTATCATTATTATAGACCAGTTGAAATGTTAGTTTATTTAATAAATAATACAGAAGATAATATTAATGAAAATAAAATTTATGATAAAATAGATATATTACCTGATCAATGTATTTACAAATATAATAATATTAATAAATCATTTTCACAAATTAATTATCAAAATGAATTACTAAAAAAAGTATATAAAACTGGTTTAGTTTCTCCAATTGTTCATTTTGATATGGAAAAATATTGTTATAGTGTTATTTCTTTAGTATCAACTTTTGATTTTATTTATAAACATGATAAAAATTTATTAAATGATATTAAAACTCCAGTTTCTTATGATAAAGGTAAATATTTAATGTTAGGAAATGCTGCACAATATCAACTTGGGATTGTTGATTATCATAATGTTACAAGAAAAAACTCATGTTTATATTCAATATTAAATAATTGTAAAACTGCAATGGGGAAACGTTTTTTAAAAGAAAGATTATGTATTCCTTTAACAAATACTGAAGAAATTAATAATTATTATACTTTTACTGAAAAATTAATAAAATATGATTTATATGATGATTGTCGTTCTAATTTAGCTGGAATACTTGATATTAAAAAATTATTAAGAAAAATAAATATTTCTCGTATTCAACCTTATGAATTATTTTATATTTACGAATCTACAACTTCTTCAATAGCTTTATATGAATTTTTACATAACAGTAAATTTAAAAAATATTTAAATAGATTTATCACTAATGAAGAATTATCTTTAGTTAAAAAATCTATTAAATATATTGAAAAAACTTTTGACTTATCTATTATTAAAACAATCAATCTTAAAGATATTAAACAATCATTTTATAAAGAAAATATTCATAAAGAAATTGATGAATTAGTTAATGATATTAATGGAGGACATAACTATTTTGAAAAGATTAAAGACGAACTTGTTAAAATTACAAACGGTTTTAAATTTACAGTAAAAAATAATACAAAAGATGGATATTATTTATCAACTACTAAAATAAAAGGAGAACAGTTAGAAACAATTTTAAAAAATAAAAATATTAAAATTACTATTAATAAAAATTTTACTATTCCAGCTTCTGAATTAATTATTGATTATAATAAAAATAATTGTAAAATTACATGCCCTTCTATTAGTCATAAAAGTAATGAAATAACAGATTTATATGATCAATTAGATAAAAAAATAACAGAATTATATATTAAAGATATTGAAGAATGGAATAAAAAATATTCTTATGTTTTTGATAAACTTTTATATTTTATTACAGAAATTGATTATATTAGTAATAATGCATTTAATTCACAAAAATATCATTATTGTAAACCTATTATAAATAAAAATGAAAAAGATGAAGAATCATTTATTAAAAGTACTAGAATGAGACATCCAATTATTGAAAGAAATATAGCACACGAATATGTTCCACATGATGCTTGTTTAGATAAAAATACAAGAGGAAATTTAGTTTATGGTGTTAATTCTTGTGGTAAATCATCGTTAATGAAATCTATTGGTGTTAATATTGTTATGGCTCAATGTGGTTTATATGTTCCTGCAAATACATTTGAATTTAGTCCATTTAAAACTTTATATACAAGAATAACAGGAAATGATGATTTATCTAAAGGTTTATCTTCTTTTGTTGTTGAATTAAATGAATTAGGAAATATTCTTAAAAAATCAAATAAAAACACATTAATTATTGGGGATGAAATTTGTAGAGGAACAGAATATTTATCTGCTAATTCTTTAGTAGCATCATCTATTATTAAAATTAATAAAACAAAAGCTAAATATATATTTGCTACACATTTACATGAATTATCAAAATTAGAACAAATTAAAAATCTTAAAAAATTAAAAATGTTTCATTTATCAGTTGATTATAAAGATGATGAATTAATATTTAATAGACAAATTAAAGAAGGAAATGGTGAAGAAGTTTATGGTATTACTGTTGCTAAATATATATTAAATGATCCAGAATTTATTAATATGGCTATTGATTTTAAAAATGAATTCTTAAAACAAAGAAATATGAATCCTCTATTAATGTCAGATAAAAAATCTAATTACAATAAAAAAGTATTTGTTAATAATTGTTACTTTTGTAACTCATCTAAAAATTTAGAATCACATCATATTAATTTTCAAAAAGATTTTGATAATTTAGGAAAACATTCTAATAAAAATAAAAAACATATTACAAAAAATAGTGAATCTAATTTAATTATTTTATGTTCAAATTGTCATGATGATTTACATGATAATAAATTTTCTATTAAAACAATCGTTCAAACAACAAACGGAATTAAAGTTATATAAAATATTATTAATTAATTTTATTAAATTTATAAAAATTATATTTTTTTATTCTAGTCATCTTTAATAAATAACTAGATTTTATCAATATTTAATTCTTTCAAAATTTATTTTTGTATTTTTTTGAAGAAAACTTGTAATACTTAATTTTTCATAATCTAAATAATTACGTTCTCTCACTTTACATTCTCCAATAGAATGAATATCATCATTTAAACAATCTTTTTTAGTACACATAAAATCACATCTACAGAGTATATGATTGTTATCTTTTTTCTTTTGAGTATTATCATTAAAATAATTCTTACAAAAAGAACAACTTTTTATAAAATCATTCTCATTATAATACCCTTCAAAATTTCCAATTCTTTTTGTATTTTGAGATATACTATTGATATAATCTTCATAAGAATTATATTTATGATAAAATTTTTTATTATTATTTTCTTCAATTTTATATTTATTACAACTATTTTCATTATTAACATTTTTTTTTGAAAAATCTTTTTGACTTGAATTATTTTCTTTATACATATTTTTTTCAGGAGTTGGAACAATTTCGTTACTTGAAAAATCTTTTGAAATTGATGTATTCTTAGGAGTTGATGTATTCTTAGGACTTGAAAAATTTCTCCTTTTACTTGAAAGAGAACCACTCATATTGCTATTAACTCTATCTTCTGATTCATTAAAACTAGTATCAACGGAAATTGTTTCTATTTTTCTCTTTTTATTTTCTTCTTCTTTTTTATCTACTACAGGTACCACAGGAACTACAGGAGATAATTCTTTTTTTCTTTTTCTCATTTCTTTCAGTTGTTTAATTTTTTCTTTAATACTATTAGATGTCTTTTTAATATCAGAGGAATTTTCAGATTTTAACATAATTTTTATATTATTTCCTTCTTCTATAACTTTTCTAATATCATTTTTGAATACAATTCCAAAATATTCAGAAACTTCTCTTGGAATATCATTACTATCAAAAGAATATTTTTTTTCTGAATTATCAATAAGATTTTTATATTCAATACAATCTTCTTTTTTTATCCAAATTGATAATATTTTACCACCATCTTCATTTTTTAAAAAATAAATATTAGAAGAATTTATTTCTTGTTGCATTCTGTGATTCTGTGATTCTGTGATTCTGTGATTCTGTGATTCTTACTATAAAAGTGATATATTATTGTAATATTTATCAATAAAATATTTTTTCAATTTTTTATATAAAATATTACTTTTTATCTTTTAACTTTTCTGGATTATATTTCTTAAGTAGAAAAGTTGATGCTGAATATTCTTCATAATATCCTGATATTGTATTATGATGATTACATTGGTTATTTAAATGTATTTCTTCATTTAAACATATTTTTTTAGTACACATCATTCTACAGTTTCTTAATTGGTGATTTGCATTATTATTAAAATAATTACAACAAAAAGTACATGATTTTATTAAATTAACAAAATTAAATTTGAAACAAGAATTATATGAATTATATAATTTTTGTCTGGATATTCTAGATTTATTTGATGATGAAAATGGAGCTTGAGGAGGAGGAAGAGGATTTTGATGATAAATACAATCTGAATTTTCATCAATTTTTCTTTTTCCTAATAATTTATTACTTTGTTTATCATCAATATTTATTTTTTCATCATTACAATCTGTTTCTGTTTCTTTTTCTTTTTTTGTTTCTGTTTCTATTTTTTTAATATTTTTTTCCATTTCTTTAATTTTATTAATAATTTCTTTAAAAGCATTCATATAATTAGGAGGAATATTTTCTACTAATATAATTGTTTGGATACTCTTTAATTTAACATTTTTTTCATCAACAATTTCAAAAACTCTTTTAAATTCTTTTTCACTTACTTGAGAAGGAGGGGGAGGAGGGGGAGGAGGATGAGTATTTTTTTGTTCCATTCTTTTTGTTTGATAATAAAAGATACTCAATGACTATAATAATATAAAATGTAAATACATTTTACAAATAATAAAAATATCAATTTTTTTTAAATTTTAAAGATAAATACTAATTCTAATGACTTATTATATCTATATTCTCTATTTTCCATATAATAAAATTCAATTTTGCTATTATCTAATATTTTTCTTATTTTATTAATATATGTATCATAAATAAATTCTTTATAACATTTTGAAATATTATTATGAAATGTTATAATATTTTTATCTTCATAAATAGTTTTTTCCCAATCTTGTGATCCTAATTTATATAAATTATTATAAAAAGTCAAAGAATTAAAAAATCTTTCAATAGATTCATATTTTTCTTCTTGTTTAAAATTTATAATATTATTTTCTAATGTGTCTTGAATGTTCATAAATAAAAAATATACTACTCTTTTGTTTATATTATTTATAATTATTTTAATATATAAATATATATCCAATGGATAAGGAAAAAACAGAAGATAATTTAATTTATAATATAATTACAAATACTAGACCTGATATATTATTTGGTTATTCTTTAATAATGATAATTATTTTATTAATATTTTCAAATATAGAACTTCCAAATAATTCAATTTTTGCAATATTTATTGGATTTATTATAATATATTATTTTTATACTTATAGACAAATTAATGATACTTCAATAATAACAAAAAAGAAAGAAAAATATACTTTGATTAAAAATCAGTTTTAAAAAATCATACTAAATTTACAAATATTTTATTTTATATTAATGATTTTAAATATTTAAATATACCTCAATTTAATATATTAACTTCACAAATTGAATCTTTTTGTAATACTTTTGAATCATGTATGACTGATTTTAAATTAATTAATAAACTTTATAATACATTAATACAATTAAAAATTAATATATTAATATCAATAAATACTATATCTTATTCTTTAAAAGAAAATATAGCAGTAAATAAAATGGATCGTGTTAAAGACAAAATGGAAAATGTTATAAATGAATATATGAAAATTATAATAGATAATTACAATAAAAATATTTATTATAATGGATATAATAACGGAACAAAAATAATTGATAATACAAATATTATACCAAATAATTCTTTTTATGTTCATGATTTTAAAATAAATAATTTTGATTTTTCTAATTTACTATTTTTAACATAAATGTTGTTATAGATTAATTAATTACAACTATTTTATATACTTATTTATATAAATATATATTAATTAATGGACGAGTTTTTTAAAACAACAGATTATAATGATTTACCAGTGTCTGAATCTCAAAAACAATCTCTAGGAAAAAATATACAATTTGTAAGTGGTTCAGAATATCATACAAATATTTATGATGTCCAAGTTGCAAAACATAGTTTAGTTAAATTTTTTCAATTATCAATGTTTTCTCAAGAAAATAAAAAAGCA